GGCGGGGAAGCTGGCGGTTATCTCCTTGAAGGCCCAATAGGGCAGGCGCCTTATCGTGCGCCCCCCCGCCTGGACCCTGTCCCTGTGTTCGGTCCAGAGCATGGCTATCACGAGCTTGGAGTAGATACGGTTATCTTATTGACGCGCCAGCGGGTGGTCTCCATCTGCTTGTCCTGGATAATCGAATGGTGCTGGCCGTCTGCCATATAGCTCGCCTCCAGCTCGATGTTTAGGGGGGCCGTGGTGCCCAGAGTGAACTCGATGGTCTGCGGGCTTCCAATGAAGCCAGGGCCTCCGTTCGCGATATAGCGCAGGTCCTCCATCCATAAATCCATGGAGAACTCCATGTCCAGGCGCCCCTCGGTAAGGGCCACGGTTCCCGCCGCCCCGTCGTTGGCGGCTACGGGGCCCTTTACCCTGCCGAGGTTGTTGTTGATGGCGAGACGGAAGTTTTGGGGATAAATCGCGTTATCGTTTAGGGTCACGCCTCCGACCCATTGGACGGCGTGGGCGGTCGCCTCGGGGATTAGGGTGGTCCTGTTCATTGGGATGCAATACGAGGCCAGGACGGTCTCGTCAAACTCTACGATCCCCCCGGGCTGGTCCGCTCTGATCTCGAGGCGGTCGGTCTTGCACCCCATATACTCCAGGATGTTGGGCCAGGCGTTCTCGTTGGTTACTCTAAACCCTGTCGTTCTCGAAGGCAGGCGGGGGAGCCCTGCGGAGGTGGCGCCTCCTATCGCGTTCTTGATTATGTTGTCCCATCCCGAGGCGTCGGCGACCTCCAATACGTCATTATATCCCGCCTCGTGGTTGGTGGCGACGTAGTCCGCGAGAGCGAAGGCCCTGGACCCGCTTTTCCAGGAGACGTATGCGTTGGGGTTGTCCGTGGGTGTAAAGCTCCCGCTGTCGCCCTTGAGGTCTGCGTAATAGGTCCAGGAGTTGCCTACGGGTACGCCATAATTGTTTTCTGTCATGTAGCCCAGGGGGCTCATGTCCCCCGCTGTTAGGTGTGTCATTGTCTTATAACCTCCGCATTGATGTTCAGGACCACGTCATACCGGGGGCGGGATCTGCGCTCGCTCCTGGATGGCGGGTCGATGGAGAGTGTGTTGATGGTGCCGTTCTCGGTCTCGATGTGGCTTCTCCTGTCCAGCTTCTCCCTGATGAATCCCGCGACTGTGTCCAGGATCATCAGGTCGTTGCCGATGATGTGCAGGGAGTACACGGGGTTATCGTAGGCCACATCGTAGCGCTGGCGGGGATCGGGCAGACCCCCGGGTTCCTCCGTGAGCGCGAGCGTGACGCGGTGGGATAGCTGGACGGGGACCATCCCCGCGAATATCGAATCGTTGCGGATGATTCTGCCGCAATGGGCCAGCCCGCATCTCGCACGTCCGCACCAGGCGGAGGTGTCTGAATCCAGAGGCCATTCGGTGCCGGTGCCGAGGCGCGTCCCCCCGCACACCGAGATCCCGCACCTCGGGGGGATCGCCGACGGGAGCTCGCTGACGATGGCATCTCTGACGGCGAGGATGGAGGTCATAGCTGGCGCACCACCTCGAGCGTGACGTGATAGATGTAGGTCGGACCGTGGGCGGTCTTCACGAGGAGATTGCCGTCCGCCATGGGGACGGCGGTGTAGTAGTGGGTGCCGTTGATGTCGGCGGGGATCTGCGTGGTCAGGTAGTCCCTCGCACGGTTGAGCCTGTCCTTGGCCTTCCTCTGGTCGGTGCTGGCGGACTCGATGCTGATGCTGTGGGTCGCCCTGCGGATGGAGGACGTGCTGTGCACCCCTCCGTTCTCCACGACCGCCAGGCACTCGGGGACCTCGGGCGGGATGTAGCGGGCATAGACGGGTACGTCCGACTGTGCATCCAAAAAGCCACGGAGGTCGTCCTCAATCATGTACGACCTATCTGCGGGGGACCTTAAAAGCGGGAGTAGGGTGCCCGTCCCGTCTCCGGGACAGGCGGGTTAAGGGGTTTACTCGCGGAGCTCCTTGAGGATGGCTTCCTTGGCGAGTGCCTCGGCCTCCTTCTTGGAGAATCCCGCGTCGACGAATTTGGCGATAAGCTCGTCCTTGTGGGTCATGCCAGTCGCAACAGCCTCTTCAACAACGGAAGCAACAGTCTGAAAGGCGTCCTGCTTCCTCTTCTCCCACTCGGCGGTGCCGAGGGCCTTGAGGATGGTCATGTCGAGGAACCAGGCCACGGCGATGGCGATGAAGAAGGTCGCCACGGCGTACTCCTGCCAGACGGGGTCGAGGATCTTCTCGCCGAAGAGGAGAACCCCTGCGACGGAGAGTCCTGCGGAGACGAGGACTGCGAAGATGTCCACGATGAGGAACAGGCGGTCGAATTTCTGGACCTTCTGGAGGTCCCATTTCTCTGCCACGGTCAGGGTGCTGAGGTCGGCGGGGTCGCGTCCGCTCTGGACGATCTTGGCCCTCAGCTCATCCGCGTCGGTCTTCTGCTTCTCGAACTTGGAGATGGCGTTGAGGACCACGTAGAAGAGCGCACCGAAGACGGCACACACGATCATGGCGATTGCAGATATTGAAGTGAGCTCAATCATGCTATCGTACCTCATGCCGAAGCTGATCCCGACAGCACACCAGAGCAGAGGATAACCGAGGCCGTACCACCACGGGATGCACACCCTGCCGTTATGCCATTTGGGTAGAATCGACATGTGGGATGCTACTCCGTGGATTCTTAAAAGCGGGAGTAGGGCATCGCCGAATGGAGTCTGCGGGGGTCTGCCCTCGGCTTGAGCTTGACCTTGAGGGGCTTGGGCTTGAGCATCATCTCGGCCACGCCGGAGAGAGCATCCTCCGCGTCGTCGTGTTCTGACTTGCCGTCCCTCGTGAAGAGGACTATGTGCTTCCACCACTCCGGCCAGAGGTCGGCCCAATGCTCGGGCATGAGGGCGTGCTGCATCAGCCACGGCGCGGCCGTGAGGATGCGTGCCCTCTTGTTCTGCGTCTGGTGGAACCAGCCGACCACGGTCTGCGCTCCCCTGCTCTTCACGAGCTCGGAGACCGCCCTGGCGAATCCCCTCCCTCCGTTGTTGCTCTCGATGGATGCCGATGCTACTCTCAATCCTCCGTAGTCCCGGGCGAGCTGGTCGGCCACCATCGGCTCGGTGTACTCCATCGGCTCCTGCGTGTAGACCACGTCGAGGATGGCCACGTCGTTGGGGGACTCCGCGAGCACGCCGAAGACGATGCAACAGAGATAATCGCTCCCCTCGTCGGCCGTGTCGCAGTAGGCCATGACCTTCTGGAGCGCCGGGATCTCCGAGTAGGTGCGGAACCCCGTGTACAGTCTGCCCTGTACGTCGATGGGCTCCTGCTGGTAGTTGGCCATCACGATGGCCCTGTCCTGCGTGTTCAGGAGCACGCGGTAGTCCTCCTCGGAGAGGATGGACGGACAGAGCATCCCCTCGTCAGTCTTCGCACGGTAGAGGACCTCCCGCACGCCGACCCCGATGCTCCTGAAATGCGCCAGGGCTCTGCCCGCCAGGTCGCCCTCGGCCCAGCGGGTCATGATGATGACGATCTTCATGCCCTGCTCCCTTCTGGACATCAGCGTGTTGGCGAAGTAGTCCCACAGCTGGGCCAGTCTGCGCTCGTTGTACGCCTCCTCCGCGTTCTTGACCAGGTCGTCGATGATGAGGAGCGAGGCACCGAAACCCGTGACGGTTCCTCCTGGGGAGGTGGCGAGGTAGCTGTGCTCCCCGCGTCCTCCTTCCAGCCCCCACAGCTTCATGCTCCCCGATCCCGGCTTGACCTTGGTGGTGGGGAACACGTCGGAGTAGACGGGGACGTCGGGCGAGGCCTTGACCTCCTGGATGGCGTTGCGGACGGTCTTGGCGAAGGTGCTGGACAGCTCCTCGTTGTACGAGGCCGTGATGACGTGCGCCCCGGGATCGTGGCCGAACACCCACTCCGTGAACAGGGATGCCGTCCGGCTCTTGCCGTGACGCGGTGGCATGCACATGACGAGGATGCGGTCGTCGGACTCGTAGAACTCCTGGAGGGTGTCGCACACGTGCCGGAGGTACTCGCGGTCGTCGGTGTAGAAGTCCCCCGCCATCAGCTTGCAGTACCACCAGAGCCGTCTGCGTGCGAGCTCGCAGAAGGCCCGGCGGTGGAGCTCCTCCTCCACGGAGGTCATCCCTTCCTCCCGGTGGCCTCGTAGAGTCTGAGGAGCTCCTCGGTGTCCATCTCGGTCATGGCGTCGATGTGGACGGTCACGTCCTCCGAGGTCTCGCCCTTGAGCCTGGCGAGGTACTCGGCGGCACGTGCGTCCCCCTTCATCGCCTTGTTGTACATCGCGGCGATGACCGCTCCGTCCATCGTGAGGTTGGCCTTGGGCCTGCCTGTCTGAGGGTCTTTCGCCAGGTCGGCGGCGACCTTGGGGTCTTTTACCTTGCCCTTCTGAATCGGGAGATCCCCGAGCAGGACGGCCCATTCCCGCATGCTCCTGCGCTCGGCGTGCTTCTTGGCCGAGGCCTTGCCTCCTTTCCTTTGTATTTCCTTTGAACCGCCCTTGGGGATGGGGCGCAGGTTCTCGGGGTGGGGTTCGGGATGCGGATTCGCCATCACTCTCCCCCCTCGAGCCATGTGTTGAGCTCTATGGTGCAGTCCTTGCAGAGCTTGTAGTGCCTCGGCTCCGATCCTCTCCATATCAGGATGGCATCTCCCCGGGGGAAACCCTCGATACGGCGGGAGCAATGCGGACAATACCATACGGGACAGGCTCCTCCGCTCATTCGTCCGCCCTCCTGCGCTTGTAGGGGCAGTCCGTAGGGTCTTGGTCCAGCTCGCAGATAATCTCCTCTCCGCGTACTCCGCCATTGTAGGGACACTCATCGCAGTAGCTCATTGTCCCGCCCCCCTATGCTCGCAGGACTGACATGTCCTGCTGTTGCGGTCGGGGACATGGCCGTGGATGCCCTCGCTGTCGAATACGACCGCGCACTCGGGACATCCTCTGCACCTGTGGGGGTCTGCCTGTGTCCCTGTGCCCTTGGCGGGTTTGCGGTAGACGATGAGGTAGGCATCCCCGTCTATGTCCCCCATGGCACGGGACTCATATCCCTTACATATCAGGGCGTGCTCCTGCTCCGCTGCTTGCTCCTCGTCGGCGTGTGCGAAGAAGGTCGCACGCTCTCCGTCGAGGACGACTGCGTAGAATCTTGTCATTCCGATCCCCTCCCTACGGGTATGGGGGGAGTCTTCACCCACGAGTCCGTCCAGGCCTCGATGACGGTCCTGCCCTCGTAGAGTGCTTGGGTGCATGCGGGGCATACCTCCCTCATCTGCTTGTTAGGTCCGTCCACGGGGTAGTGCATCGTGATGTCTCCCCATCCTTCCGGGAGTTTATGTGCCTGTCCCTCGTATGGTTCCGTGACCGTCTTGCCGCAGAGGTCGCATCTGACTCCTATGAGGTAGGTCATTCCGCCCACCCCCCGAGTATGGCGAGCTTCATGCCCTCCAGGTCGTCGTCCTCCGTCTGTGTGTGCAGGAATGTCCTGAGAAGGTCCTCCCCGTAGTCTGTGAGGCTTATCTTGTACGTGGTGCCCGAGGGATCTCTGCGGAGTAGGCCCTGGGCGCACAGGCCCTCAATGGCCTCGTCGATGTCGTCCGAATACTCTCCATAGATATACGGGCCGTGCTCGATGAGGTCCCCGTACCTCCTGATGCACTCCTTCATGATGCCCGACTTGTACATCGGCTTGCCCTTGATGGAGAGGACCGACATGACGGCGTAGTCGACGTAGGTGAAGTCTTCGATGTCGTCGATGAGTTCTGTCACAGATACAACCTCCTGAACCGCCTGTTCTCCCGGGCCTGCTCCTTCTGCTCCTTGTGTCTCTTCTGACGGAGAGCTCTGTCTTCCTCCCAGAAATCGGGAAGGGTTGTGACCGTCCCGCAGTCGCAGAGCAGGAAGTACACGCCAGATATATGTCCGGCAGTTTGCCACGCCTTACACCCACTACACTTCATGATGAAGCTCATTCTGCCTCCTCCCTCCTTCCATCGGCGTGATAGAACCACTTGATTGTCACGTCGTCGGGCACACCCGCGAGTCCGAGGGCGACGGTGTAGTCCCCTTCATCCTTCATCTGGATGTAGGGATGTTGTGCCCACTCAGGGATAGGGACTTCCTCGTCAATCTGAGCGATGCCGACCGCCCATGTGCCGACGTAGTTGAACGCGAGGATGATCCCCTCGATGCCGTTGGTAACTTCCGCGTAGCACGGACTGTTGTAACAATCGCAGTCTGAGTAGCTGGTGCCGTCGTTACGGCAGATGTCTATGATGGCCGTGTCGTCCGAGTAACCGTAGCACAGGAGCTTCATTCCGTCCGCCTCCTGAACAGGATCTCGGTGCCGGAACCGAGGCGGAGGGTCACTCCCGCCTTGGTCTGCTTCACGTTGTCCGCATGCCCGAGGATGACCATGTTCTTCCCGCGCATGGTCGCCACGGTCTCCCTCTCGTCTATGGACCAGACGGTCCTCCCTCCGTCCCGCCATGAGACGGGGCGCTCTCCTTCTATCAGCCTTTTCTCTGTGTCTGCGTTCATATCATCAGCCTCGAATGTGTTTTCCATATCGTCGGTGTCCCTCCAGTAGATGCGGCGGGTCTGCCATCCGTGTCTCGGATGGTAGACCGTGTCCTCCCTCATGCTGAGGCGTCCGGCGTTGTAGTTGCGTGTTAAGAATCCGACCACGACGGTGGTGGAGATCCCCGTGAGCTCGGAGATCTCCTGTGCCGTGTACGGTCTCGGTGCCCTCTCGAGCACGTCCCCGATCATCCTGGTGCGGAGTATCCCGGTTCCTGCGCTCGACAGGTAGCGGTATCTCGGGACAGGGGTCATTCTTTCCCCCTGGCGAGGTGCCTGTCGATATATTGGAGGGTCTCGATGCCTGTGCGGAGGTACGTGATTACTGTATATAGTGCGTCATTGAGGGGGATTGTCGGTAACCCCCCCATGATTACATTGAGGGCGTCCTCCGCCTCCTTCATGTCGTCGATTGTCTGGCGTATTTTCTCGCTTTTGGTGTCGGTTAGCATGATTGTCTCCCCTTGGCCGAGCTCAGCTCGGTGTCGAATATATCCGCGTGGTGCGGTCTGCATTGGCCGCAGGCCCAGCCCATGCACTCGCATACCAGGAGGCGGTACCCTCTGGCCTTGCAGAGGAAGGCGGTTCCGGGCTCCCTATAATCTACGTCCGGGTAGCGGTCGCCCTCCTCGAGGTCGGCCTCGGTCTATCCCTCGTATGCGTCGGGGGTCTGGTCCGTGTCTATGACTGCATTGTCGCAGAGCCATGGGAATTTCAGGAAGTCGCGGAGGTCGAGCTGTGTCACGGTCTCGTCTCCCACTTGGCGAGGGCGACCTGTCTGGCCTGCTCGTAGGTGTCTCCGTATGCGCTGACGGTGCATCCGCACCCGTGGCACTTTATCAGAGCCTCGGTCTGGTTGGTCTCTCCGCAGTATATGTTGGTGCGGGCCTTTACTCCGAAGAGCTTCTTCATCTTGCAGAAGGGGCAGGGGGTCTTGAGATAGCTCTCCAGCTTGTGGATGTTGTCGATGTCGTTCTGTGTGATTCCCATTTTATCAATCATCCGTGATAGGTTTGATGTCTCCCGCCCTTGCCATGCGGTGGATGGCGTCCATCGCCTCGAAGTAGTCCGTGCCCGGGAGCCTGCGGATGATCTCGCTGGCCTCCAGCGGACCTTCGTGCAGGACGTTCCAGATACGGACCTCCAGCCTCGTCATGGACAGCCAGCGGTCGGTGGGCTGGCGGGAGTACCTTATCATGCGCGCCTCCTGTACACAGACGGCCTGTTCTGGCCTCCGTGCGCCGTGTCGACCTCCACGGTCTCCATCTGGTAGAGGAAATGCGCCACCATGTAGGAGCTGGGGCCGTATGCCCCGAAGCTGTCGGCGATGTCCTTGGCCGTGAACGCGGTCCCGACGGGGATCTTCTCGACCAGCCTCCGCACCTGCTCGGCTTTCGACAGGACCACCTCAGCACCCCCATGCGTCGAGGGTCGTGTTCTTGAAGCGGACTGCGGGGCACGCGGGCTCTTCTTCCTCCGGAGTGTCCTCTTGGTCCTCCTCGTCCTCCTCGGGCTCTCTGGGTTGGTCCTTGGCCCATTTCCGGCGGGCCTTGTCGTCCCAGAGGTATGCGTCCCCGACCTGGACGCTGATATGCGCCCACCAGTCCTCGCTGTGCCTCAGCATAACGGTGTCCGGGTCCTCGTTCCTGTATTGGGTCTGCTGGAGGTCCAGGATGTTGAAGGGCACCCAGGGGGTCATGTTCCTGTATCCTGCGAGGGGGTA